GATGGTCCGGTTTCGCGGCAATGGCTCGCTCCCCGTACGCGATGCCCGGGGCCGGCTCGCCCTCATTGACGTAGGAGCCGCAGAGATTAGCCAGGATGTCGGAATCCTCGCCGATGCGCTCCAGTCCTCGTTGGAGCATGAGCCGTGCCGGCTCAATCCGGCCCATCGTGCGTAGGACGCCACCCATGTTGGCCCACACCGCGTGATGAGGTTCAAGCTCCATGCTCTTTCGGAACAGCTCATAGGCGACAACCTGTTTCCCCTCGAGGGAGCACAGGATGCCGCCGTAGAAGTAGAGCGGCCCGATATCGGGCTTCTGGTCCAGCGCCGGCCAGAGGAGTTCGTGCGCCAGTTGGAGATTGTCTTCGCGGATGGCTGCTGCGATCCGCTCGACAACGATGTTGAGTCCGAGTTCTTGCATTGTTCCCCTCCGCCCAGAGGAAAGATCAGTTGTTACGGGAAGTTCTGGCCGGGCACCTTGTAGTAGATGACCAGCTCACCCAGATAACCGAGCGTTGCACCGGCCGCCGAAACCATTTGGACCGGCACATACCGCGGCATCTTGTCGTCAGAAAGAGAGGCCTGGGCTTTTAGGCCCAGAATCTTCGCTGCGGCTCCTTGATAGCGCGCGGCCGAGTAGGTGGCCGAGGTGAAGAACGCCGAGGGGCTTGCGCTCGTGCCGAACTTCAAGACGGTGGTACCGATGCTGGTCGCCGTGCCGCCGTAGAACACGACATCCAGCGGGATCGCATTCACCGGCAGCTTGCCGATCTGGATGATGTCCGTGGGCGAGAACGTGCTGGAGAACGACAGATGCAGGACCAGCGCATTGACGCCTGCGTGAACGGCCTCGGGCTGATTCAACCAGGAGCTTGTGATTTGACGAGTAGGCATGGTGTTTCCTTAGCTCGCCACTTCATAGCTCGACATCGTCACCGTGGCGAAGTCCGAGCCGTTGAAGCGCGTCTTGACGAGACCGCCGATGCAGCCGGCGGCCACACCCAGTTGGTTCTCGTAGTCGAAGAGTTCCTCCTTCCAGGAGAAGGTGTTCTTGCCGTAGCCCCGGCCGAAGGCGAGACACGCCGCCTGGGCGCCGCATAGCACCGCGCGGGTGACACCGGTATTCGCATCCCCGGTGAGGCCTGTCGGGATGCGGACGCTCTCGTGCAGGATCACGCCGTTGTAGAGACCGAGGGCGCCCGTGAAGATCGGGTTGTTCGTGATCTCACCGCCCTGCATCGCCGCCTTCTGGATATCGCTCCATTGGGTTGAGCCGGAGAGGCTTTGTCGCAGCGACGTCACCTGGTAGGGATGCAGGAAGGCGACGAGGTAGTCGTTCGAGCCCACGCGCACCGGTCGCAGGTAGTTCACCGCGAGCTTGCCTTTCTCCACCGCCTTGTCGATGAGAGCCAGACTGAATCGGTTGGAGGTCGTCGCGGAGAGCGATGCTTCCGCAGCCTCCGAGCCCGGAAACACCATGTGGCCGCTGTCGGGCGCGGTCGCTGCCTGCAGTCCGGTGAAGCGTTGATCCGCCTGGCCGGAGTTGCCCGTGATCTGGTTGAAGAACCAGCGGTCGATACGCTCGCTCCACCAGTCCGCCAGGCCGTCGCGGGCCTCGTCGCGAATGGTGAAGGGCACCCGCTGCTCGCTCATCTTGCCGCTCGAGCGCACCGCATGACGGAGCTGGTCGATGGTGACGTTCTGCGAGTAGGTGACCAGCGCCTCTTCGTTGCCTTCCAGCGTCGCATCGCCCTGGACGCCGGCGCCTCCCAGCTGCTGCCGCAGTCCGAAGGTCAGGCGGTCGCCCGGGCCTTTGTTGAGCTCGGTCTTGATCTGGATCAGCGCGTTGCTGTCCGTGCCCATGAACTGCAGCGCAAAGGTCTTCTTCAGCGCTTCCTTCATGAGCTCGTTGGACCATCGCTTGACGGCCAACGGAGAGTTGACTGGATAGTCTGTGCCTGCCATGGAACGGTCTCGTGCGTGAGAAACGAATCCCGGTGCATAACCGGACTTTCGTCACCTTGACGCAGTGACCGCTGGCGCCCCTTGAGGTGGGCGGCACCTTGAGCCTATGACGCACAGCTCGCGCGATGGGCTGGAGTGTTGCTCAGCTTCCTTGCTGATACAACAACCATTTTGCGCGGATTATTAGGAGTTACGCTCCATCGTCTCCATATCGGGAAAAATCAAGATAACGCTGTTTCCCTTACTCACGACGAGGGAGCCATCATCGTAGCCGTGCCATTTAGCATCGTCGCCGAGAATATCCTTCACTTTCGCAACTGCCTCAATTAGCTCTATAAGTGTTGGTGCTAAAATATTGCTCACTTACGCTTCCTTACACCAAACCGCTCTGCGAGCGCGCTGGCAAACTCCGGCATCGCATCGCCCTCGTCTTCTCCGGTGGCCTCTGCCCCGCCGCCCCCGCCCATGGAGCGCAGCGCGTCTTTGTCAGGTTTGGGCGTGCCGTTGGCGTCTGCAGGAGGCGTCGCGGCTTTCGGCTGATAACCCATCGTCTTGGCGTAGTTGTACGCAAACTCCGCGGGATTCCCGCCGGCGCGCAGGATCTGCGCGGCCGCGCCGATCTCTTCCGAAGTGATCTGCTGCTGGATCTGCTGCGGGGTCGCCTGAGGATAGAGCATCTGCAACTGATTGCCGCGCACTGAACGGATGTGATCGATCGCCGAGGTGTAATCGGGCGTGGTCTTGATGAACGCCTGCTCGTGCTGCTGCACGCCGCTCAAAAGCTGGTTCAGTTGCTGCTGCTGCTCACGCTCCTGAGTCTGCCGGGTGGTGGCCTCGTCCAGCTTCTTGAGGGCATCTGCGGTTTGTTTCGCCTTCGCGTCGACGTAACCTTTCGGATCCTCCAGGAAGTCCGGGTCCTTTGGCTCTTGAGCGGCCTTCTTCTGCGCGCGCAGGTCCTTGAGCAACTCCGCATCTTCGGCCGAGAGCTTCGGCTGAGATTCGAGAGCGGCAATCTGCGTCTTGAGTGCCTTGATGGTCTCGCGCGACTCATGCAAAGCCGCGATCGGGACTAGTTTGTCTTTTCCATCGGCTCCTGGAGCGCCTGCAGCTGCAGCGTCACCCGCAACTGCTGCCCCATCGGCAGATTTTCCAGAAGCCCCTTCAGCTGGTACTCGTTGTCCTTCATCGCCTGCTCCAGCAGCGCCCGATACTGCTCCCTGATCTGCTCCAGCTGGTCCGCCAGATCCTGCGTCTGCATTGATGTCCGCCCCCGAGTCGATTTGTTCGATAACTGCGCTCATGATTACCCCGCCCCTGCTTGAAGTGCCCCGGCTTCCGCCGCTTTACGAATGGTCTCTACGTGTTGGAGCGCCGCATTACCCGGCGCTTCCCAGATGCCTGTCTGTGCTTTGACTGTATCCAGTTGCGCGCTGGCGTTATCCGCGTTGGCCGACGCCTGATCTTTCGCGATCTTGGTGACCGCAGCCTTTTGCGCCAGAGCCTGGGCCGCTTGCTGGGCCTGTTGGGCCTGCGGTGAGGGCTGCAGCTGCTGTTTCCACTTCTGCGCGAGATCATCCGGAAGCGGCGCATAGTCGAGCACCTCTTTGGGAATGGCGATACCGGCCTGGAGGGCCATCGGGATGGTCTATTTCAAGACAGCCCAGACGCGCTCGCGCATGTTTACTGACGTGGGCGCCTCATCCACGATGATGTCGAACGTGGCGGTGAGCGGATCGCGCAGGAGCGGCACATATTGCGCGCCTTCCTGGCCCACGATCCGGATGAGCCGGCCGTCCGCCATGAAGTCGCGGATCATGCTGAGCATGGTGCGGCCCGACTCCTGGTAGTAACGCCGTAGTCCGTCGAAATACCAGGCCACGATGGCCAGCGCGCCTTGCTTGCGTTGCGCCTCCACGATTCCGGGCTGCTGGCGATCGGTGAGTCCCAGGAGCTCGGCGTTGATACCGGAGACGCCAGGCAGCGCATCCATCGAGAACTGCATCAGGCGGTCCATGCCCTGCGGATAGGAGCCATCCGGTTTGGGCTGGATCTTGCCGCCAGTGAGTGCGCCAGAGCGTACGAACGTCGGCTTACTGGGGTCGGCCCATGAGTCCTCGAACTCCGCAGAGTCCTCGACCGCATCTTCCTCAATCATGACGCCGCCCTTGGCGTTCACCATGAGCTGCCAGATGATCGACGAGAAGAACGCGTTGACCCAACGCTGCGGGTCTTTCAGGTTTCGCCCCAGGCCATACCAAAGGTTTTTGTTGCGATCGCGCTTGCCGGTGATCGCGTGGAAGGTGAAGGCCGGAATCGACTTGATCTCGCCATGAATGCCGTCGCTGGTGATCCAGCAGCGGTAGTAGCGCTTGATTTTCTGCTTGTCCGGCTGGTGCGCGATGCCACTCGCCTGGAGTTGCTGCTGGACCTGCGGCCATTCCTCGTCCGAAAACTGCTGGGTAGCCGGCGGCGCGCCAGGGAATTGCGCGGTCACATTCCACACCGTGTGCAGGCAGTAGAACTGATAGTCCGCCACCATGAAGTGACCGCGGGCCTCGTTAGGGACTGCCTGCCCGTCGTAGTCCTGGGGCTTGGTGATGACCTGCAGCCCCTGATCGATGTCACCAGGGTCCATGCCCACGATCGACACGCTACCCGTAGGCTCGGCGTCGAACAGGTCTTTGTATTCCTCGAAAGTCACGCGCTTCAACCGGACATGCCAGCGCCGATCGATCAGGTTCTTTTTGCGCGCCATCGGATCCCAGATCATTTCCATGGGATCGCGCCGCTCCTGCGCAATCGCCCCACCCGGGTCGTCCTGGTCGCTGTAGAAGTCCTCGATCCAGCCCATGCCCGTCAGCAGCGTGTCGTGGCCGGCATCGGATTCCTCGAACTCCGAACCGCACTGATCGCGACACCAGGCGAGCGCGCCCGTGGCGACGTCATTGATAGCCACAGCGCCATTGCGCCGCGGGTAACAGCGAATCTCCTGGCGGTTGTTGATCTGCAGCCCCATGACCACGTCGATGAACTTCGACATGAGGTTGAAGGTCACCATGGGCCGGTTCTGCTCGCGCATCCGCGTCTCATCGTCGACATCCCACTGCCGGCCGGCGACGTAGTCGAACAGCTCCTTGGCTTCCTGACGCCAGTCCTTCGAATGCGCGTAGCCGGCCGCCGAACGACGCCGAAACTCGTTCAGCGTCTCATCCGGATCAGGCGGCGCATACGGCTGCGCGCTCCGGGGCATCGTGGCGTAGGGCTGTGGGCCCTGTTGGGGATCGGAGGCGGGTTGTTCGTTCATCTGCTCATCCAGGTGCCCGCCCGCCGTTTGTTGCCGTCTGCATAGCGATCCCTGGCCGCGACATTCGGTATCCGCGGCCAAGGCAAATCCACATCGAAGATGCGCGCGATCACATCCAGCCCGTCGTCGTGCACCGGCACGGGCCACGCCATCAACTCTTCCTCGATCAGCACGTGGATCAGGTCCACCGTCTTGCCGTCATAGAGCGTGTACATCAGCCGATGCGGCATATAGAACCGGCCGGCCGCGAATACCGGCATCAGGCGGTTGATGCGGTCGGGCTTGGAGAGCTGGCCGCCGAGCTCCAGGATCTCAAAGCGGTAGTTCTCATCAGCCTGGACCGACTGGATGTGATCGATGTCCGCATCCTTGCCGTACTTCTCGTAGCCCACCTTCAGCGGCTTGTCCCATTTCTGGTGCAGTTCAATGAACTTGCGCGCGCGTTCCTTGAGACTCAACCGGTCCCGCACGAAATCCAGCAGATAGTAGTTCTCATCGGGCCCCTGCCCGATCACCGCCATGGTGGTGTAGTCGGACGATTTCTTTTTCGAGTTGGCCGGGTCACACAGGAGCGCGAGATTCATCCCGCGCCAGTTCTTCACCTCGTCGTAGTAGCGGATCCAGCCGCGCTCGAAGGACTGCTTGCTGTCGACTGTGGGATTCTGGAGCAGCTGCGCGCTAGCCACGTAGGGCCCCATGTCGCGCGCCTTCTTGGCGAACTGCTCGCGCGTGAGATACACCGGCTCGCCCGTAAGCGTCCCATCGTGCGTGGCGGGGCGGATGCGCGGCTTCACCGCGCCGCGCTCGAGCATCGTGCGATAGGTGTCGGCATGGTGATAGCGCGTGCCAATCACCCTCAATCGGGTGTCTGTCGTGCCGAGATTCAGATGCAATGACCATGCGTCGGTGGTCTTCAGGATCATATCGGGCGAGCCGACGCTGCCCAATGTGACGATGTCATCGTCCACCAGCACGTCGAAGTGCTTGGCGGTGGGCTGGCCGTCCACGACGCCCCACGCCTCCACCGTCGCTTCCTTGGGGTTGGTCCTGCGTTTGACGACCAATCCATCATCCTGGCTCCAGGTCGGCGCCTCGCGCTCGGCGTTGCCCCACAGGATGTCCGGAAACAGGAGCTTGAGATCGTCGTTGGATTCGAGCTCGTGCTTGATCTGACGCAGGAACGACTTCGCGATGGGCCGCGTGTGGCTGAAGATCCCGAATGTGGGCTCGCGACCGCCCCAGTGGGGAAGCGGATCCTCGCCATGGGATGCGAGGATGTCCTGTAGCGTTTTACCGAAGGTGATGACGGTCGACTTGCGATGGTCACGGCCCCACAGGTCGAGATAGCCATCCGGTTCATTCTGGACTTCCCGTATCCGCCCCAGAAGCCACGGATGCTCCATGTCCGCTCGTCCCAGCACATACCGCAATAGGTAGTACAGGTCCGTTCGGATCAGTCGGCGCGTGTGCCTCAGGCGATCCAATGGCGAGAGCTCGAGCAAGCAGGTCGCTAGCTCGCTGTAGTGCTGCCTCACCTCCTGCATGTTTTACTTCCGCCTCGATCGGCCCACCATCCTTCCCGGTGTGCTCGTGTCGTTCTGAGAACGCACCCACCGAAATGTGCTTGCCGATCAATTCCAACCGGCGGACGCGGTCCGACAGTTTCAGTTTGTGCACCATCCCTGCGGCCTGTTTCTCCCCCTCGACATCCTCGTATTCGGTAGCCGTCTCGAGGCCGGCCACTAATCCGGTGCGCCAAATCTTCGGCCATTCGGTGATCGGCTTCAGTACGCCCTTGTCGTCGTACAAGTCGGCGAGATCGGCTTCCAGCTCCATCGCCAATCGCTTGAGCACCCAGTCCGCATCGATCCCGGTGCGCTTCGCTCGCTCGGCCTGCGCGACAGAGATAGCCTCCTGAACTGGAGTTTTCTGTAGCAACTGATAACCGATGTGCTGCGCTGTCTTCTCGCTGTATCCAGCACGCACCGCGGCCTGCGTCGCATTGAGATCGACCAGGTACTCGGCAACAAACTGCTTTTGGCGCAGGTT